TTGGATTCTTACTTCAATTACCTTAATAGCGATGTCATATATGAGCGTTATTATGGGTGGAGTGAGAATCCACCATATACGGAAGAAGAGTTTCGGCAGAAGCAGTTTCAAGAACTGATAGACCGGATTAACCGCAGGCCATTCGACAGCGAAGCGGCAGACAAGGGAACAGCCTTTAATGAGGTTATTGACTGTATGGTTGAAAATCGGAAATCCGAAACGGTGCAGGTTGAAAAGGTATATAAGGCAATACGCGAAGGAGCTTGTGACGAAACAGGTAAACCTTTGTATTACGATGAGGTTCAGACCAACGAGGTTATAGGTTTGAGAGTTACCTATAATAATCGTGTTTTTACTTTCCCAATCTCACTTTGCCGAGAGTTCGCCGGTTACTTCAAAGGAGCATTGACCCAACAAAGGGTAGAAGCGATTCTTTCAACCGCATACGGCAATGTTTTGGTTTATGGGGTGATTGACGAGCTGATGCCGGCCAGCATCCACGACATCAAAACAACTGGAAGCTATACCGTAGGGAAGTTCAAAGACCACCATCAACATTTGGTTTATCCTTACGCTTTGATGAAGAACGGTTCGGATGTACGGATATTTGAGTACAACATTGTAGAGTTCAATAAAGGCGGTTTTGTGGTAGATACCTATACAGAAACATACGTTTTCAATCCAGAACGTGATATTCCTATTCTCACTAATCATTGTGAGGAATTTATCCGGTTTTTGGAAGAAAACAGAGAACTTATAACCGATAAAAAGATTTTTGGAGGAGAAAATTAATGGCAAACCAAATAACCGGACGGATAATCGAAATCGGACAAACCGTTCAAATACCATCCAAAAACGGTGGTTCCTCATTTACAAAACGGGAGTTTATTTTAGATGCTACCACTTACGACCCTTATACGGGAGAGCGTAGCGAGTATGAGAACATTATTCCCTTAGAGTTTTCGGGTGACAAGTGTACAGAACTTGACCGCTTTAATCAGGGTGATGTTGTTACTGTATCATTTGTCTTACAAGGGCGTTCTTGGACGAATCAAGACGGAGAATTCAAACGTATGGTATCCATTCGATGCTATAAAATAGAAGCGCGTGGCGGTGTATCTCAATCCCAACAGACAACATCGATACAACAACCTACACCTCAGCCGACTTATCAGCAACAGCCGCAGAATTTCCCGCCTCCGGTTGATGCTAATGGCAATGTAAAGGATGATTTGCCTTTTTAGCGTATGTCCCTTTACGATACTTCAAACCCTTTGCAGAAAGAGCAATTTAAGGCTCGTTCTGCAAAGCTCGCAGAAAGCGGTAAGGTTGTAGAACTCACAGAGAAAAAGCCTAAAAGAAGCCTGCAAAGCAATAAATATTTGCATGTGATTTTAGGTTACTTTGCGTGTGAGACCGGAAACACGTTGGAGTGGGTGAAGCAACAGTATTATAAAAAGCTTGTTAATCCATCCATTTTCATTCGTGAGAGAGACGACAAGTATTTGGGACGGATAAAGATATTGCGCAGCTCTGCTGATTTAGATAGTGCAGAAATGAGTACAAGTATTACCCGTTTTCGTAATTGGGCAAGTGCTGAATGCGGAATATATTTACCTTCTGCTGATGAAGATAGATTGATTCAACTAATGGAAATAGAGATTGGACGAAATAAAGATTATTTATAATGGCAGAAATATGGAAAGATGTTGTCGGATATGAAGGTTTATATCAAGTATCAGACAGGGGTAGAATTAAATCTATATGCAGTTACGTAAGACTACAAAATGGTGAATTAATGAAGAAAAAGCCGCATATCCTTAAACTACAAGATAGATGTGGATATAAATGTGTAAACCTATTCAAAGGCGGACGCTCACATACACTTAACATTCATCGTTTAGTAGCAGAGGCTTTTTTACCCAATCCTCATAGGTATTCAGTTGTAAATCATAAAGATGAAAACAAAAGCAATAACAGCTTGTCTAATTTGGAATGGTGTACTCACGCTTATAATTTGAGTTATGGTACTGCCCAAAGAAGAAGGGCCGTATCTCAAGGTAAAGTAGTTATTCAATTAGATAAGAATGGAGCTTTTATAAAGCGACATTTGACATTAATGGACGCTTGTAGAGATACCGGCATAAATTTTCAAAATATCTCACAATGTTGTAACAACAAAAGAAAAACAGCAGGTGGATATTGTTGGAAATTTGAGGAACAGCAGGAAATACAAAGAAATCAAGAATTTATTTAGTTATGATAGAAACAAGAAAAACAGAAATCAGGTATGTGACATCTGACCCGAAAAAGATGCTCAACATGTACCTTGCAAAACGTGTCCTCAAAACATGGGAGGAATCTTTCATTGATGAAGATACAGGTGAAACAGTAACCATCGAACGGAATGAAATTCTTTTTGACCGTGGCACGCTGATAGACCAAGACACTTTGGCGAAAATTCGTTTCAGTATGGAAGCAGACGGTATCAAGGAAGTGGAAGTCAGCAACCAGAACCGTTTGGCGTTCGAGAATGAGAACAGCGTTTTATATCCGTACATCGCTCAAGCGCAAATAGGTGACAAGAAACATAAGTTCCTGCTGTATGCCACCGGATTGGAGAATACTTGTAGTATCTTGAAAGATTACATCGAACTAAACTATATGTTCGGGTTCACCTTGACAATGATAAAGGAGTTCGATTCCTGCGTGATTCTTACTGACAACTTGAAAGAACGTAAGGTTGACGATGCTTCGCTTGCCTATCTCAAAAATGAAATCACTATGGCAGAATACGTTGACAAAATGGACGATGAGATGGAAGATAGTGACGAAGAATCTAAACCGAATGAAAAGAAATTCTACCAGATTGAGACGAAAATCACATTCACGGATGGGGAGAATGAAGACGAGAGAGTTCAGACTTTTGTCGTGAACACCTTCAACGTTGACAGAGCGATGATGCTTATTACCCACTATCTCAAAAACAAAGAGGAAGAATGTGAGAAACAAGCCAAAGAAAAGGGACATGAGTTCAGAAAGAGGGAAATCCATACAGCCATTGAATCTGCTAAACCTATCCCGGTCGGGCGTTTTATTCCGAAAGAGTTTTCAATGGCTTATATGGAATAACTTTGTTAACCTGCCTGCTCGGTCTGTGAAGATTGGGCAGGTGAATATGGGGCGTTTGGCTGGTGTGACTAATGTAATGCGCAGCATTGTAGAGGAGGGCAGTTCGATTCTGTCACGCCCCTCATAAATGTGAGCCACACATAAATGGCACGGGTCTTAAATAATGGTTGTGCCCCGGAGAATACGCTTCGGGGCTTTTAATTAGGTAAATCAGAAAGTATGTACTACATAAAGAAAAAGGCTAAGAAGAAAGACAAGCCTTTACCCTTGTTTGATAAAGCAGGGGTAACAGTAAAGAAGAAGCCGGATTTGAAAGCTAAACTCGACAAGGAGTTTTCCCTTTTCATCCGGCTTCGTGATTGTATGCCAAACGGTTCCTTCCGATGTATATCATGTGGACAGATAAAGCCGCTTACACAAGCGGACTGCGGGCACTATTTCAGTCGTACACATTTGGCAACACGGTTTGATGAGAATAATTGCCATGCCGAATGCCGACACTGCAACAGATTCAAAGCTGATCATTTGGAAGGCTATCGGGTGAATCTAATTGCTAAAATCGGTCAACAGAAATTTGATTTGCTAAAAGTGAAAGCTGCCAGCACTTCCAAAATGACTGATTTTGAGTACGAACAGCTAATCAAGTATTACAAAGCACTTAATAAGAAGTTACGAAAGGAGAAAGGTTTATGAGTTATGTATTACGAGATTATCAACAGAAAGCCTCTGATGCTGCCGTTTCTTTCTTTAACAATAAGGCGAAGAAAACAAATGCCATTATGGTGTTACCTACGGGCAGCGGAAAGTCGCTTATCATAGCGGATATAGCCGCAAGGCTTGACGGTCATACCTTGGTGTTCCAGCCCTCGAAGGAAATACTCGAACAGAATTTCAAGAAACTCTGTTCATACGGTATTCTTGATTGCAGTATCTATTCAGCATCCTTTAACTCAAAAGAAATAAGCCGGATAACATTTGCCACCATCGGCAGTGTGAAGAATCATCCTGAGCTGTTTACCCACTTCAAGAACATCATTGTTGATGAATGCCACCTTGTAAACCCTAAAGAGGGAATGTACAAGGATTTCTTTGATGCGGTAAAGTGCAAGGTTCTTGGCTTGACTGCAACACCATACCGTTTAAGCTCTAGCCGTGATTTCGGCTCTATGCTGAAATTCATCACCCGGACAAAGCCTCATGTCTTTTCAGAGGTCATTTACCATGTACAGGTATCAACCCTATTAGATTTGGGATATTTAGCAAAACTAAATTATTATCCAATGAATCCTTCGGGATGGAACGAACTCAATTTGAAAGTAAATACCACTGGTGCCGACTACACGGATAGGTCAGTTCAGAGAGAATATGAACGGATAGACTTTTACGGCTATCTCGTTCATATTGTCCAAAGGCTGATGAATCCCAAAGCCGGAGGAAAACGGAAAGGTATTTTGGTATTTACCCGTTTTCTGAAAGAAGCGGAGCGGCTTACCTGGTCTATACCCGGAGCCGCAATCGTTTCGGGTGACACCCCAAAAGGTGAGCGCGAAAGGATACTTGAAGCGTTCAAGGCTGGTGAAATTTCGGTAGTGGCGAATGTCGGGGTATTAACCACCGGCTTTGACTATCCGGAACTTGATACAGTCGTTATGGCACGTCCTACAATGTCACTTGCTATGTGGTATCAGATAGTCGGTCGTGCCATCCGCCCACATCCTTCCAAAGAATGTGGCTGGATTGTGGATTTATGTGGTAATATCAAACGTTTCGGAGAGGTGTCGGACTTACGGTTGTTTGATAGCGGAAATGGGAAATGGGCAGTTTACTCGAAAGGAAGGCAATTAACAAACGTGAGATTCTAAAATTATGGACGAAGGATTTTTGAGGCTAAGCCGCAGGTTTTTCTCGAATGAAATGTGGAATGAAGCCCGTACTTTTAGCAGTTGTGAAGCGTGGTTAGACTTAATCCAGTCTGCACGATTTGAGGCAACGCCCCGAAAGGAGAGTATCGGAGGTCGAGAAATCTCTTATTCAAGAGGTCAATATCCTGCATCCATAAGATTTTTATCTCAACGCTGGAAATGGTCTGAAAAGAAAGTGCGTTCCTTTCTTGTGCATCTTAAGAAAAAAGGTATGATAACTGTTGAGTGCAATCAGGGAATGAACCTTATAACCCTATGTAAATATGAAGAATATAATCCAATGGGCACAAGTAAGGGCACATGCAAGGGCACAGATATTGAAAAGAAAATCAAAGAATTACAGTCCGAATGGGCACAGCTAAGGGCACAACTTGGGGCACAGTCTGTGAACAACAATCTGCCGCAATCCGAACTTTTGCAAAAATCAGGGCACACGGAGGGCACAAATACAAAGAAAGAAGAAGAAAGAGAGTATATAGATATATCTTCCCAGCAAAAGAAAGAAAATACTCCTGATGGAGTATCAAAGAAAGACAAGCTTTCTTCGCCCTCTCTTTCTGAAAAGATTGATTACAGCGGATTGATGGAATACTATAATTCCACATTCAAAGATAGACTCCAGCAGATAAAATCAATGACCGATGTGAGAAAAAAGGCTGTAAAAGCCCGGATAGCCCAATATGGAAAAGAGTCAGTGAGGACTGTTTTCAATCTCATTCTTCAATCCCCGTTCCTGCTGGGAGCTAATGACCGCAATTGGAAATGTGACTTTGATTGGATTTTCAAACAAGCAAACTTTACTAAAATATTGGAAGGAAACTATAATGGGACAAGACTTAGTAAAAATCAACAGGATAGCGAGCAGCGAAAACGTGATTCAGTTCTTGCAGTCGCTACAACCGTCAGAGAAGCTGCCGCAAAAAAAAGAAAAGAACTTGAAGCAGAGGGCGTTATTGAATAAATATCCTGACCCAGCACAATTCATTCTTGATTACAATCCCGATTTGCAGTTCAAAATTGTCAGATGCAAGGCGACCCTCTCTGATTTAGCCATGAATTCCTCCATACCTACATTAGGGCTATTGGCTTCGACTTATGGAGATGAAACCCCTTTGGAATGGTTGAAAATCCAATTCGGCACACTTAATGACTTTGCAGAGGTATCTACCAAGATTGCCAGGGAGCAGCTTAATGAGTTGGCAGAGATATTTATTTCTGAGTATTATTACCTTAATGCGGCTGAGATATGCTTTTTTATTGCACGGTTTAAGTCAGGTAAATATGGACGGTTCTATGGTGCTATAGACCCGATGAAGATTACAAGTGCCATGCTTGACTATATCAGGGAACGCCGTATCGACATCGAACGCTATGAGCGTGAGCAATACCGGATACAACGCCAAAAGGAGATAGAAGAACGTGGCAACAACAGAATTTCCTATGCCGAGTATCTTGAACGTGAACGTAAGCTTGTGGAAAGTGGAGATGCAGAAGCCATGAAACGAGCGGCAAATCGTGTATGTAGTATCAGTTTACGTAAGTAGTGGCGAAAGCATAAATTTGACAATAAAGTATGAGACTTACAATATGTTGGACGACAAGAGACAGGCAAAGACGCTTTTACTATGATATATGCAAAAAGTTTGGCATATCGGATTACATGAGTGTTAATCATGAGACGCCATGCGATATAAGGGATGAAGATATGGAACTGTTGAAGGAATGCGAAAAACGAGGGTTTATCCAAATAAGAAACAAACGGTAAATAATCATGGACATAGAGATTGAAAAGAAAATCGAACAATTGGAGTATCAGCGAATGATTGATGAACTTGCAAGAAAAAGCAGAAACAATGAAACCAAAGGATTGAATCATGCCGATAAGTGAGGTGTACAATATGGATTGTATGGAATACATGAAGGATATTCCTGACAAGTTTTTTGATTTAGCTATAGTAGATCCTCCTTATGGAATAAATGCACCCAATATGACAATGGGAACCAACTTGAACCGTAAACATGGTGGCTACAATGGCGAAAGCGTTGCGCAACGGCTGAAAAAGGGAAGATTAAATCAAGGAGCAGGCAAGCTGAGAAACAGAGCATTAAATACAATGTCTTGTGATTGGGATTTATCCAAACCTACCGATGAATACTTTGAAGAATTGTTCAGAATAAGCCGAAATCAGATTATATGGGGTGGGAATTATTTCCATCTTCCACCTACACGGGGAATATTGTGTTGGGACAAGATGCAACCGTGGGAGAATTTTTCCCAATTTGAACTTGCATGGACTTCATTTGATTGTCCTGCAGCTATTATCCATTTATCCAATACCGGAGGAGCAAACAAAGAAACAAAAATACATCCAACACAAAAGCCTAAAGCATTATATCACTGGGTCTTCAAGAAATATGCCAATTCGGGAGATAAGATACTCGATACCCATTTAGGAAGTGGAAGCAGTCGGATTGTTGCGTTTAAATTGGGATTTGATTTTTATGCTACAGAAATAGATACAGAGTATTTTGAATCTCAAGAAAAAAGATTTCGTTCAGAATGCTTCGGAGAGATAAAAACAAAGAAGGGAACCTTAGTTCAAACAAGTCTATTTGACGTATAAAACAGAGGCATATGAACATTCACCAGACAGTTCCCCGTTCGGATTGCACCACCTTCGCCAAGTGCGGCAAGCACTCACTTGCATATTGTAGGAGGTACGGTGCGTCCGAATGCGGACCATGCGAAATTGTTAGAAGGAAACCACGTAACCGGGTGGTGATTGACGGAGTGGAGCGGAAGCTGTGCACCCACTGTGGTAGAGCGCTTCCGTTATCTCGGTTTTTCGATAGGACAGCCCGTCGTAACGGTAAGGAATACCATCTGAAAGCGTCATGGTGCAAGATGTGTATGGCAGAGGTACAGAGCGAGCGGAATAGAAAAAGGAAAATGAATTGAGATTAACATGTGCAAAAAGAAGCCATTTCTGCACATGAAGTATTAACACGAGCGGAAACCGGTGGTTTTTGCTCATAACTGAATAGTAAGGAATTATGCAATACATATTAACAGAACAAGAATATAGAGCTTTAACCCCTATTAGTGAGGTAGATAAACTCAAAGAAGATGTACAGCTTTTGAATGATAAAGTTATGGAGCTTAGTGAACATCCATGTGGATGTGATGCAGATTATAGAAGCGAAACATTTTATTGTGATGATTGCCCGATTGGTGTATTAGGTACTGATACTTGTACAAAGAAACAACAATATTCTAAATAATTATGAAACAGACGGTAGAAGAAGCGGCAATGCAAGAGCTTATGTCAAGCTATGCAATAGTGGTTAAAGGTGAGTTTGCATATCAGCAACAAGCAATGCTAAACATGTTCAGAAAAGGTGTCGAATGGCAGGCAAAGCAATCACCGTGGATAAGCGTAGAAGATGCAATACCTAACAAACGAGCAAAAGGCATGTGTCAAGTGAAATATGCTGATGGTAGTATTGAAGAAATGGCAATGCGAGAAGTGAATAAATGGATATACCCCTACATCAAGACTGGATATGTCACTCATTGGAGACCTATTCAATCTTTCGATGAGATACTCGAAGCCAACAAGGATGTACTGGAACGGATTAAGGAGAAAGGAGATTAGAATGGAAAGATATAGGATTGTGAAAGAAATAAGGTATAGCGGCTGTATTCCGATAGTCGTGTATTTTGTACAAGTCAGAAAAGACAAACGTATTTCATCCGAATGGGTGAATGTAAAGGGATTTGATACCTATAAGAGAGCGAAAGAGTTGTTGGATGTTTTAAATGGTGATTGATATGAATATAGAAGAAGCAAAAATAAAGAAAGCGAAAGCAGAAATGGAGATAGCCCGGATTCTGGAAAATCTCGAATTAGAAACCGGATTGAAATCCAATATAGTTTATGTGTATCGGGAAAACGCAAAATCAGAACCTTTATCTCAACCCAAAGAGTGTATAAGAATAGATATTATTTTAACACTATGTTAAAATAAGCCCATTTTTATTTATTTTCCACCATTTGACCTATATACGCAAATCACTGTATTATAGTGCGTTTTAGCAAATTTTCTCTCCAAATAATTTGCATCGTTTTCCGATAATCTCTATTTTTGTATGCAAATCGTATGCACATATATTTGCATACAGACCAAGTAAAGAACCATCAAAAACGGCAGATTATGTACAAGTATTCAAAGGACGGAATTTCGGTGCTGTCGGTACTGGACGCACGCAGGGCGAAGAAAAGCGGCTTGTTCCCCGTGAAGATACAAGTCATACACAACCGCAGGCAGAAATACTATTCCACGGGGCAGGAGCTGTCAAAGGAGGATTGGGCGAACCTTGCGGAAAGCAAGAGCCGCAGGCTCACGGAGGCACGCTCGAACATAGAGAACAGCTTCTCAATCATCAAGGGGCAGGTGGAGGCACTCGCCGAGCGTGGCGATTTCGCGTTTGATCTTTTGAGTGTCCGGCTGGGCAGATGCTCCACCGCGACAGTGAACGCCGCGATAAAGGCGAAGACGGAAGAGTTGAAACGTAACGGGCAGGCGGGTACGTACCGCAGCTATCATGCACTGCTGACGGCGGTGGAGGAGTTTGCAGGGAAAGACATTCCGTTTTCTGCCGTCACGGTGGACTGGCTGAACCGCTGCGGAAGATTCTGGACGGGCCAAAAGAAAAGCAAGTCCACGCTCAGCGTCTATTTCAAGATGCTCAAGGCGATAATGAACCGGGCAAAGGCGGACGGCATAATAAAGGAGGCGCACTTCCCGTTCGGCAGGAACAGGTTCGAGATACCCTCAGCCGAGGGCAGGAAGCTGGCACTCACACTGGAGCAGATAAAGAGGCTCGTCACCTATACCGACGGAAGGGAGGAAACCGAGCTTTACCGGGACATGTGGTTCTTCTCCTACCTCTGCAACGGCATCAACTTCCGGGACATGCTCTATCTTACTTACGGAAACATCGTGGGAGGTGAAATCTGTTTTGTCAGGGCAAAAACGATGAATACTTCCAAGCAAGTGCGTACCATACGTGCGGTGCTCACCCCCGAGATGCGGAAAATCATGGACCGCTGGGGTAACCCCGACGACGGAAACCCCGGCACGCTCATCTTCAAGTTCGCCACGGGGAAGGAGGACGGCTTCGCCACCAAGCACCTTGTCGATACGGTCATACAGAAATGCAACAAGGTATTGGGTAGGATAGCCGAGGCGGTGGGTCTGCCCCCCGTGACCACGTATTCGGCCCGGCACTCGTTCGCCACCGTGCTCAAGCGCAGCGGGACGAATATCTCCTACATATCCGAAAGTCTGGGGCACTCCAACCTTGCCATAACGGAGAACTACCTTGCCAGTTTCGAGCGGGACGAACGGATGAGGAACGCGCAGTTACTTACCAAATTCGACTGACCATGCCAAGAAAGAAGACCAGAGAGATAAAGATACGGCACCTCAAATGTTTCGGTGCCATATGGGAGGAGCTTTCCGGACATCCCGGGCTTGCCGGATATGAGATAACGGAGGCCGTGATACGCGTACAGGAGCGGGTACGGCCCACCATAAACAATGTGGAGGCGGTCATCGAACGCATAAGGTTCAGCCATGCCACCCGCAAGTACAAATACCCCGTCATCCTCGGCAGGGAGATGATAGGCCAGAGTGTACTGGCAAAGATGGCGGGCGTGAGCCGCCAGAGCATAGCCCGGTGGGAGGAGCTGGGCTTCATATCGCGCTCCGACATCGGGATACCGGGAGAGAAATATTTCGTAATAGAAGAAGTCATTTCCCAACTCGGAAAGTTAAAGGATGTGAAATAATAGTGCATTCCGAATCACTTGACATATGTGTGCAAAACGGTGCCATTGGAAGATTATATCCGCCTATGGCACCGTTTCCCTTTTTACCCGCCCCACGCAGTGTCACCAAAAGTCATGAAACGTCCATAAAAGTCATATCCGTGTTAAGTTATTTGCGGTTCGATATTCGCTTTCCTTTATTCTTCCTTTGCGCCACAACCGGTTGGAACGGCTGTGACGACAGCCATAGTACAAACACCCAAAAAGAAAGGAAGAAAATGAACCAGATCATTCTTACCACGCCCGAGGAACTCCGGGCAATCGTGAGCGAGAGCGTCTCGCAGACACTGGCAGGGCTCACCCTGCCGAAGGACGAACCCGACAACCTCACGCCGGATGCGGCTGTGGGGGTACTCGAACAGCACGGGTTCCTGATTTCGAAGGCCCGCCTCTACAAGCTGACCGCCAAGGGGAATGTGCCGTTCCGCAAGTACGGAAACAAACTGCTGTTCTCCCGCAGGGAGCTGCTCGTATGGGCCGAAAGCCTCGCAAGACGTGTGAACGACAAGGGCGAGGCGGCACTCGCCATCGCCAGAAGCGCAAACCGAAAACTCCGCAGCCATGGAAAGTAACGAGCGCATGGAAGAAGTGACCCGTGAGAACGCCATCATCATCTGGCAGGCCTCACGGCTGAGCATCGGCATGAAATGTGAGAAGGCTCCCGAGATACTGAAGGCGAACGGCACTGTCGTCGGCACGCTGGGCAATTTCAGCGCGTCCATCGGCAAGGCGAAAAGCAAGAAGACGTTCAACGTCTCTGCCATCGTCGCGGCGGCGTTGAAGAACGGCACGGTACTGCTGTATTCGGCGGAACTGCCCAAGGACAAGCGGAAAATCCTCTACGTTGATACCGAACAGAGCCCGTACCATTGTCTCAAAGTGATGGAACGCATCCTGCGCATGGCAGGCCTGCCGACCGACCGGGACAGCGAGCACCTCGAATTTCTCGCCCTGCGCAAGTACACCCCGAAAGAACGCATCGCGGCTGTGGAGCAGGCCATCTACAATACCCCGGAACTGGGACTTGTCGTGATAGACGGCATCCGCGACATGGTGTACGACATCAACAGCCCCGGCGAATCCACACGCATCATCTCCAAGCTGATGCAGTGGACGGACGACCGCCAGATACATATCCACACAATACTGCACCAGAACAAGGGTGACGAGAACGCGCGCGGGCACATCGGCACGGAACTGAACAACAAGGCCGAGACGGTGCTGCTGGTGGAGAAGGACAAGGGCGACGCCGACATCAGTCGGGTATCGGCCATGCACATCCGGGCGATGGACTTCGAGCCGTTCGCCTTCCGCATCAATGACAGGGCACTTCCCGAACTGGTGGAGAACTATACCCCGCAGGGGAGGAAAGCCGGAAGACCGCAGCAGGAGCCGTTCGACGCGTACAGGCACATCACGGAGCAACAGCACCGCATCGCGCTGGAGGCGGCATTCGCACTGAAAAGCGAATACGGCTACAAGGAACTGGAGGACGCGCTGATAAATGCCTATGCCTCCGTCGGCGTGAGACTGAACCACCACAAGGCGGTATCGCTCATCATCACGTTGCGCAACAAGCGGATGATAGTGCAGGAGAACGGCAGGAAATACACCTTCATGCCCGATTTCCATTATTAAACCGGATGCGGAGAAACGCTTCACTTTATTCACGGTGCCTATATATAAGGGAAAAGCGAAGCGGTGCGCGGACATCACGCAACCGCTTCACTTAATACCCGTATCCTATATATACGAGCATTTAAGTGAAGCCATGTATATGCCGTACCTTATATAAGAAGGTGCGGGCGAAAAAACAAAAACAGTCATTCATTCAAACACTCACACGTATGGACATTCAGACAGCGAAACAAATCAGCATAGCCGAATACCTGCACAGTCTGGGGTACTCACCCGTAAGACGGCAGGGCGGCAACCTATGGTACAAGTCACCGTTGAGGGAGGAAACCGAGGCCTCGTTCAAGGTGAACACCGAACGTAATCTCTGGTATGACTTTGCCACCGGGAAAGGCGGCAACATCATCGCACTAGCGGCGGAACTCTACGCATCCGACCATGTGCCCTACCTTCTGGAAATGATAGCAAGGCAGGCACCGCACGTGCGCCCCGTCTCCTTCTCTTTTGGCGGGCAGACATTATCACAACCAAGTTTCCGGCAGTTGGAAGTAATGCCGCTTTCTTCCCCCGCCTTATTCTCCTATCTGCGGGAAAGGGGGATAAATACGGAACTGGCAAAAAGAGAATGCAGGGAGGTGCACTATCTGACCGACGGCAAACCCTACTTTGCCGTCGGTTTTCCCAACCGTTCGGGAGGCTACGAGATACGCAACAAGTTCTTCAAGGGCTGCATAGCCCCGAAAGACATCACTCACATACGGCAAACGGAACCGGGGGAAACCTGCTGCCTCTTCGAAGGTTTCATGGACTACCTCTCCTTTCTCACGCTGCGGCAGGCGGGGCATCCCGACCGCCCCGCCCTTGACGGACAGGACTATATCGTGCTGAACTCGGTTTCCAATCTTTCCAAAGCCCTGCGGCTGCTGGGGAATTATGAGCGGATACACTGCTTCCTTGACAACGACCGCGCCGGGCTGGAAGCCCTGCGCGAAATCCAAAGAGAGTACGGTTCGCGTGTCCGCGACGCATCACCTGTGTACAGCGGGTACAAGGACCTGAACGACTACCTGAACGGAAAAAAGTTGTCACAGCAGGTGAACCCGGTACAGCAGGCAAAGCAAGTACAGTGGGTGCAGCAGCCGGGCAAGAAAAAGGGGAAGGGCATCGGAATGTAACCCACGCATCCCGCAGGCTTTTTGCACAGTGAAAAGCCATAGCTCAATAGGGCGTTTTCTTCACGCAGCGCAAGCGCAGCTAAAAACGCCCTATTGAGGCGAGGGGCCGGCCCCTCTGCACACCCCGTTCGCCGTGAGGCATATCCGCACGGCAGGCGGAATTGTCAAACCTAAAAAGACTTTACAATGGGATATTTCTCACTCGATTTCAGAAAAGCGAAGGGGGCATCCGACAGCCGGATGTCCGACCATATCGAGCGCAGGGTGATAGCACCGAACGTCGACCCCACGCGCACGCACCTGAACCGCGAGCTCGTCCGGATGCCCGAAGGCATCAGGGAGCGTGACGACGCGATTGCGGCCCGCATCAGCAGTGCGGGCATCAGAAGGAAAATCACCCACGACCAGGTACGCGCCATCCGTGTCATGCTCTCAGGAACACATGAGGACATGATGGAAATAGAGAAAGCCGGAAGACTGGACGACTGGTGCCGGGACAGCATGGACTGGCTGTACAGGACCTTCGGGCGGGAGAACGTGGTCTCGGCGGTGCTGCACATGGACGAGCACACGCCGCACATACATGCCACACTTGTACCGATAGTGACGGGAGAGCGCAGGAAGGCGGGGCAGAAGAAGCCGAAGGAGGAAGGGCGAACTTACCGCAAGAAGGCGAATGCCGTCCGGCTGTGTGCCGACGACGTGTTGAACCGTACCAAACTGATTGCCTATCACGACGACTATGCCAGAGTCATGGTGAAATACGGCCTGCAACGCGGGATAAGAGGTTCGGAAGCCCGGCATGTCTCCACCGCCCAGTATTACCGCGATTTGAGGCGGCAGACGGACGAACTGGAAGAGAACGTGCGCCAACTCCAAGCCGAGCAGGAAGAGGCGGAGAAACGGCTGGAAACGGCCAGAAAGGAAATCAACACGCAAAAGCTGGAGGCGGTCAAGGTGGAGGCAAAGACCGCCATCATGGCGAAGGTGGGTTCTCTTTTGGGCAGTGGGAAAATCAGGGAGCTGGAGGCGGACAACCGCAGCTTGCAAAACGAAATAGCCGCCCGTGAAGAGAGCATAGAGGACTTGCAGGCCAGTCTGCAACGGCAGCGGGCACAGCACGGCAGGGAACTTGCCACGGTGCAGACCGACTACATCCAAAAACTGGAAAGGGAAAGGGAGCGGACGGCATATCTGCAAAAATGGACGGAGCGTGCGTGCGGCTGGTTTCCTCTTTTCGCCGACGCGATGCGCATGGAGAGGTACTGCCATTCGGCAGGCTTCACACCCGAGCAGACGGACCGGCTTTTCACGTTCCAGCCGTTGGAGTACAGCGGGAACCTTTACTCCGAGGAACACAAGAGAGCCCTCTCCGTGACAGGTGCCACTGCGCAGATGGGAATAGAGCAGGGAGAGAGAGGGAAACGCTTTGTCCTGCGCATCAACGGGAAGAACATCCTCGACTGGTTCAGGGAGCAGTTCGAGAGGCTGCTCCGACGAATACGGCCAACGATACAGCAACCGCAACGGAAAAACAAGGGATTCAAACTGTAACGATTATAAATACTTATGTGCCAACATAAAAAATGCAGGAAATATTATTGCGCTTCCTGCATTTTTCATATTTTTGCATTTGGAGAGAGCAACTCCCTCCAAGACATTTTAGAATTTGAAGAAGCGTTATGCGTATCTTGTAAATTGAAAACGTAGGAAATTTTCAAATGTAGTACAAGGGATTGCATAGTGGTTCTCACGCTATAGCGTGGGCTGCTATATCCATATCTGTACTACGGGTTTTCCTACGACCTTCAATTTAGACGTGGCATTGCAGTTCCACGCTTCGTGGTTTAGTAAAGGTTCTTATGGTAACTGGGGAACAAAAAACTTGGTAATATGAAAAAAATACTATCAATTACGATGTTGCTTATGTTTTCAATAGTCGTACATGCGCAACAAGATGTTACCCAATTTCTTGGAATTCCTATTGATGGGAACAAGAAAGAAATGGTACGCAAGCTAAAAGAAAAAGGTTATCAGAATGATCCTATGTCAGAAGCTTTAGTAGGAGAATTTAATGGCGCAAACGTTAATGTTTTTGTAGTGACGAATAATAACAAAGTTTGCCGCATCATGGTAGCTGATGCCAATAATGTTGATGAACGGGCTATTCAAATAAGGTTCAATAGACTCTGCGAACAATTTGCACATAATCCCAAATATGTATCTTTACAAGACTATACAATACCCGAAGACGAAGACATCTCCTATGAAATAAGTGTTCACAAGAAACGATATGAAGCCGTTTTTTATCAACAGCCAACAGATACTGTTACCGTTAGAGAAAAATTACGATCTGTCCTATTATCCAAATATACAGAGGAGCAATTAGCAAATCCGACCGAAGAAACCCAGTCAGAGATTATAAAACTCTCGACTGAATATTTAATGGAAGATTGGTCAAAACGCCCTGTTTGGTTTATGATTTCAGACTATTATGGGAAATATTATATTACAATGTTTTATGATAACGAATACAATCGTGCAAATGGCGAAGACTTATAACAAATAATAGCAATGAATATGAATAACTTAAATCAAGGATTTTCCGTTAAGTGTGGAAAAACAACTGATAGTTTTGATGAACTAAAAATGTTATGCGAAAAAGAAGCAGATAAACTGTTGGAAACAATAGATTTTTCCTCTCAATCAATGACTTCTGTAGCTTTTTGGACAACAGATATTCCTGAACTTATCTGTGTAGGTGATTTTTTTAAAGAAAAAGGAGATAAGGTTTCTTACCATTTGGATTTTTCACAAACTACTTTATAGCATTTATTACATTTGAAAATTTAAAAGTAGCCATTTTTTTGATTGTACAAAAAAATGGCTACTTTTAAATTTACAGAGAGTTATGTGACAGCATTGCATTACAGATCGCAGAAAATGGAACGGTTGCCAATTCGTTACTTCATACTACTCAAATACTCTGCTAAATGTTTATTCCTCAAATGATTGTATCAAATCGCTGAAAATCTAAAATAATATTATTACTTTTAATCAATACACATTTTATTCACATTAGTACAAACGGAAGAAAATAGTGCTAAAAAGGGCTTACTATTTTTCATTTCAAAATTCGTATTTTTGCGTATTTGCTTTCTTGAATCCGGTGTTTTTGTATGCAAATCGTATGTATACATATAAATAAGTTTGATTAAATTGTTTTGTAAAATATTGATTATTAATATGTTAGATTATAAATTTAAACGTTTTATATTTAACATTGTGATAAAATTAAGACTGATGCTCCGATGGCTGCTTATCCCTTTATGGTTCGCCATATTCATAGCCTATCTGCCGATATGGTATTTGCAAATGAGCTGGTACTATTTCAGCTTTAGCGATTACTGGGACAGCTATATGGTATTATGGGACAGAATAATGTTGTTTTTAAAACTTAAAAAGGAATAGGAGAAGGTCATGGAAGTAAAGAACGGAATAATAATAGACGGAGTGCTGCATGAAATGGTGTCAATAAGAGAAAACTACTCGTGTGACAATTGCAGCTTGCAAGGAACATGTGATAAAACAGACTTCTTCTTATGTACAGTAATTGCCGGACGGCATAACTCTGATGAACGTTTTATCAATCGTGGCAAAGTAACGGATATTAAGACAGATAAGGAGGAATGACAATGGAAGAAAAAGAAATTGACTGGGAACAGAGGCGTTATGAACTGGCAAAGGCTGCAATGCAAGGATTCTGTAGCAATCCACATCAACAGATAATGGATGCTGACTCAAATATGGTGGCAGAATGGAGTATTGGTTTTGCTGATTCACTAATAAAGAAACTGAAAGGAGAATAACCATGGATGCAGAATTTAAAAACAAGAAAGAAGTGGTCTTTGACGGCAAAGACCTTATATTCAACGTGGACGGAATAGAAATTAGGAACGGGAAACTGCCTGATTCCTTCAGTATAAAAGAGCGCTATGAGATAAGCGCGGAAAGCCTTACCAAGCTTGTCGTAGCGTTGGGTGACGGGAATACGCTGGCTGAATTTATTGATGTACAAGAAGGATTCAGTTTTTCCAGGAAAACACGGGCTATCTATTCCTTGAAGGATGAGTATGTCAAGAAGCTTGTCGAAGAAATAGCCAAGTTGGAAAATAAAGTAAATTCCCTGCAAGATGAAGTTTATGCAGGACGTAGAGAAGCTGCTGATGAAAGATACAAGCGTATACTGCTGGAAGGTTTTATTGAAGAGCACAACAAGCGCTCATGGTGGGGACGGGCAGAAAAGATTGAACTTAAAACGGAAGACTAGCAATGAACCTGCATATTACAGATTTCCCGGAATACCCGTGGAAGACCCTGGATGTGCATAAGGACTTCAGCTACTCGTTCAACATCAGTCCGGGAAAGAAAATAGAGGAGGATTTGTTCGATTCCTCCAAGATGAAAGTTGTGTCCTACAATGAAAACAGCCATGTGCAGATATTGGCTGTATGTGACCCTTACGGACCGCCTTTCTATGTACGCAGTGATATTGATGGTTTGTTATGGTCCTCATGGGTAAAAATAGAGGAGGAACACTTCTGGCAAGAGATTAATGGTTGTGCGGCAACCATTAATTTCCCTCCTCTGTGTACGTCTCATTATTATTTTTAATCGAATTGAACAATCAGAAATTAAAAACTAAAACTTATGGAATCAAAAGATTTTTTAATTGAATCAGAGAATCCGAATAACTGTCATCGGCATTCCTCTCCAAATGGACAAACAGTTCTTCCAGCGAATTCCACTGACGGGAGTCGCCAATGTGAAGAATCATCTTCCACAGATAAGGATTTTCGAGAAACAGAGGAAACATTCGAGCAGCAATCGCATTGTAATGGTCTCTGTGGTATACATTCTCTCTTAGAAGGCTATCCCAGGATTGTAGAAATTTTGGATGAAGAGTTGAAGCGTATAACTCTGGATTCTCTGCCAGAAGGTCATTTAGATAATCCTGGAAAGAAGGGGCGTAATGGCGCTGAACTGATTGCGGATATTGACTCCAAATTCGGAACAAACTATTCAGATTATACATGGAAGCAAGTTCGCAAACGGATTCTTCAAACCACATCAAACCAGACAACTCACCCGTCATAGTTCCGTTGATAATGTGATGGCAATACTCATGAGCAAATTGGTAAATCCATTGGCACCAAAAATCACCTCTTGTGTGAAGGTAAATAATCCTATCATTACCAATGTTGCTGCACATTGGATTATCCTTAAAGTAGTTGTATCTAACCGTACATTTATCTATCGAGGAACAAGGGATTTGAAGTGCATCGCTAAATGTCATATCGACATAACTGAGAATCTCTTTCACGATATACACATTGAAATCACCGAATGCTTCATCAGTGGCAAGCCTTATATTAGGGCTTACTTCAATAACAGGGTATTGCATAATAACTAAGTTTAAAATTTGACGAAACAAATATACAAATAAAAACGGGCACACCCGACATCCATAATGATAAGTTTAGAATTTGACACTTTACTCTTTTTCATTTGGGTGTGCCCTTTATAAAGGAAAAAAATGATTATATGACAGAAGAACTTGTAACATTGGAAACTGCGAAGGTGCTGAAAGAGAAAGGATTTAAAGAAGATGTTAGTGTCTTTTACGAATTGGTGTGTGAAGAAGGTAGTTATGAGTATGAGCTATTTGAAAGCTACGATGCCCAGAATTACAATGCAAGCGTTTACTCTTTCTCTGCCCCAACTCAATATATCGTCCAGAAATGGCTGCGTGAAACCAAGAACTTACAGATTGAAATATACCGAAGTGCCGTAGGGTACGGCTATGCTATAGTGAAATCCGATAACGGAACGTGGCAGGAAGATGATGATTCCAGGGGGCCTAATGATGGCGGTCTGTGGGATACCTACGAAGAAGCACTTGAAGCAGGAATACAAGAAGCGTTAAAACTTATATGAAAATGACTCCTATTGTAAATGATGCTTATAGACTTAGAAAGCTTCTAGAAAAAGCAACGGGAATAAAAGTTTATAAATCAGATTTACTTTCTAATTATTTCAATTGTTATCTAAGCATAACGCAAGAGTATAAGAATGAAACTAATCCGCATATTACAGTAGCGCAAGGTGACTGGTCGATAGTAAATGGCGGTGAATATAAAATTTCACTCTATACACCTACAATCGTCATTAAAGGCAAGAAGGTGCTTAATACTCGTTTTGTAAAAGATGTAGCCTATAAGATAGTGGAAGCATTAAATGATGAATTTGGAGAAGATAATTGGAATACGTGCAACAATGAAACGAGAGTTTGGCTTCCCATGTCTCGAAACTCGTTCTATTTGCAAATTCCAAATTTTGAGAAGTATTAAAACTTATATGATATGGCTAAGAAAATAATGTTTAATGATAAATACGGCTTAACCCAAGCCGTATTGGATGGTCGGAAGACTATGACAAGAAGAGTTTATAAATTACCAGCTAAATCATACGGAGGATTAGAAATTGAAGATAATAAAATAATCACATTTGATATAAGTGGGGAAGAAATAGCAACATCCCCGAAATACTATATTGGCGAAGTAGTTGCCATTGCACAACCATATAGAAATATTGCACATCCCGATGACGGTTTCCTTGATGAAAGATATGAAGTTAAAGACGAATATGTTGCAGGATGGGCAAATAAGATGTTTGTACGTGCCGACCTCATGCCGCACCATATCCGAATTACAAACATAAAATTTGAAAAGTTACAATCTATCTCCGAAGAAGATTGCTTGAAAGAAGGTGTTATTAAAAGATTTCACTCACCAGCATGTAGAAACTTTTACTATGTGCCAAACGTGGAAGTTAAGAGTAAGGATGATGTTTATTTGACATCACAAGAAGCATTTTCCGCATTGATAGACAGAATATCCTGCAAGGGTACATGGAAATCGAATCCCTATGTCTTCGTTTACGAATTTGAACTGATTGATTAAAATTTATTATGGAAACCGTGGAACTGATAATTAAAGTCTCCATCTCTTTATTCAATGCCATTGCATTAGGATTTGTCCTAATCCTGGTAAGCAGATGGCATAGGCGCATGGAGGACAAGCTGAATGAGATAAGGGAATACACCCGTAGGGTTTCAGAGTGTAACCGGTTCATTTATATAAACCAACTTGAATGGCTGAAAAGCGCAATGATTAATGAGGAACGGTACGAGGAGGCTGCTAAAATCAATAAATGTATTGAGGATGAGTATAACAAATTAAAGAATAGTAAACATGAATCTAAATGAATTGCGCGACCGCGCCTATAAAACCGCTTGCAACCACGGTTTTCACGATGAAGAGCTGAGTAATGAACACTGCCTTTGCCTTGTCATATCCGAACTTATGGAAGCTGTGGAAGCGGATAGAAACAATAAATATGCTGATAGGAAATCTTTCAAAGATTATTATGAGGATGAAGAGCCGCATTACAATGCCGATTTTAAGTATAGTTTTGAAAAATATATCAAAGACTGTGTGGAAGACGAGTTTGCCGACGCCTGCATACGCCTGCTTGATTTGGCTGGATTAAGAAATATATCCATTGATGATTTTCCTGAAGAAGCGATATATGGTGCATCCGAAAGTTGCGTAGGTGAAACATTTACTGAAAGCATATACGCCATATCCACATTGCCAATTCGTTATTTTTATGAATATGATTATTCTTTTGAAAGTCAGATAGGTCATATGTTATTATCAATCTTCGGGCTTGCCAAGCATATGAACATAGACCTTATATGGCATGTGGAGCAGAAGATGCGGTACAATGAATTGAGAGAAAATAAACATGGAAAAAGATATTGATTATGAAGCGTGAAATAAAATTCAGAGGTAAAAGTACTGATACGGGGAAATGGGTATATGGATTTCTCTCTTTTTTCTATACTGCCGGAAGGGACGAAAACGGACTTATCCTCACGGACAAGGCGAGGATATATTCCCCGGAAGACTGCCGGTGCGATGACGTATGGGCTGAAACCGTCGGGCAGTTCACCGGACTGCGTGATAAAAACGGGAAAGAGATTTACGAGGGGGATATTGTAAAAACCAAAGAATATGGTATTGAAATTCCCAATGGAAAAGTAAGTTTTAACTCCGTCGGTTATGACAATTTTATTATCAATTATATTGATGGTGGATTTTGTCTATCAAATAATCACCGTTGCTTTTTATTGTGCAGAGGCAATCACCTTGAAGTCAATGGAAATATTTACGATAACCCCAATTAAATATAAGGAATAGATATGAAAACAGACCTCATTTTCTTTATTGCGATATTCATCATCGCAGTATTGTTTATCGGGCATTTCCGGTTGACATTTTCGCCGTTCAGCATATCACTTCCTTATTGGCATAGAGCTTTAGGAGTAGTTCTTATTGTTGCAGGCTGTTTGGTTTACAATATAGGGGAGAATGTAGCCGGGTATAAGAAAGGGCTTGATAACGGCATGGAAATAGTCTTGAAACAATTGAAGAAACGGTATGAACGACCAGGTGATTAATAAAGAAAAGATATTGCCAATGGTTACAAAAAAAGGCTATCTTCCCAGACAGCCAATCTTTTTTATTAACCTTAATCTAATACTATGAAAAACACATTGCAAAGGTACGGATTTGTGGGAGTTATGCAAATTATGAGCCTTTGTTCAGCCATCTTATAACATGGTTTAGCAAGCGGATATGTATGTTAACCATTAACGTAATAGATTTATAAAATTAACAAATAGTCAATGAGTAGAAATGAAAATGTCTGGACTGATGCGAAATGTGCAGCCCTTCGAGTTGAGTTCCTTACCAGTCGTGAGGAACTCTTTTTGTATGCAAAAGCCATTTATTTCGCTATGATGTGGGGTAGGGAGGTGAACGAGAAAAATCGGGTTCTTCAGGAAAAGGATAAGTCTGTTAAATAAAAGAAAGAGCCAACCCACGCACGACCATGAATCAGCTCCTCACACGATTATGATGCAAATATACTATTTACTTTTAAAATAATCGTGTTATGGAGTTGGATTTTAACAAAATAATTCGTCTTAAAAAGATTCGTATCGAAAAATCAGAACTTTCAGAGGAAGAAAATATCTTAACTTCCCCGGTTCTGAAAGATAAGAGCCTTATCCATGAAATCTATAAAATATTTGTTGAGTTGTTGAATAAGAGGGGATGTCCGCCGAATATTGACAGTGTTACCCAGCGGAAGAAGTTCATTTTCATTATCCTGTATCTGTTTTCTCCAAGTTCGCTCGCCGGTGGGAAAATGACATCAGGGTTACGTCCGGAAATAGCAAAGGTTCTTGGTGTTCAATCAGAATGTACCATTTCCGACAATTGTGCTGATGTCGTGTTTCTCTATCAGAATTATGGGGATTTCAGTGGAGATATAGAGTATCTTTACACCGAAATCGTAAATCGGTTAAAATTCAAAGGGCTAATCAATTAATGAGCCGGAGTTTAGTGCTCCGGCTTTTCTGCGTTACCTACTTTAATTGGTGGAATTATTATTTTAAGTATGTCTTTTATATACTTCTGAACCTTCTTTGTTATGGGACGATAATTTGTAAATTGAATATCTCTTCCGCTATCTAAATCAATATAGACACCATACATTTTATCGCATTCTTGTATTAATTTGTTGAAGTTCTTTAAATTTGAATATCTAGATTCGTAACAGTGTAAGAAATCTCCTAAATCATTGATAGATTTAATAGCTTGTCCTAATTGTCCTTGTGACTCATAACTTTCATCCATTTCAATGTCTTTTTTACATTCAATTAGATGATTTATTAACTCTTTGTCTAAATTATTGCATATTTCAAAAAGTGATTTTGAAAACTCATATTCATTGAGTAATTCCATTTTGAACAATTCTAATGAATTATTGTATTGGGATTCTACTGATTTAATGATATTAGTAATGCTTTCTATGTCTTCTTTGGTAGCAAGATTCTTCCCTTTTTCTTCGTTATATGCTTTCTTTCGAGATATACTGCACAAGAATATAAAGTTCCCTATGGCTAAAATGACAGCAATAATATTGATAATTGTATTGACATCCATATCATTCTCCTTTCTCTATTTTTATCTTTTTTCCACAATGGGGGCAAATAATAGCGTTTTCTTCTTTATCCTCATTCAGTAAGTCAATTATTCCTACATCTAATGCCTTTGCTATTTCACCTAACTTCCCAATGGTAGGGTTGCCGGACACTGCGGCATACAAGGCCTGATATGTCACTCCCATTCTTTTAGCAAGGTCTTGCATGGTAATGCCCTGCTGTTTGCAGATTTCTTGTACTCTTAGCATGATATTCAAATTATAATTTGATGCAAAGATAGGAATAGTTTTCAAATTATACATAGAATATATAAAGAATAGTATCAAAAAATAATTTGAAAAATTTTCTATCAAAATTTGTTTTATTCAAAATAAAATTTGATATTTGCATCGTGATAATAAAAACATAGTTTGAATAACAATTAAAATATATAAGATATGGCAACAAAGAAGATTGATGAAGAGAAGACATTGAAATATGCAGTAGCATTTTACTTCTGCACGTCAGGTAAGGTAAACTTCATGTTAGGCAATAAAATGTATCAGCATATAGATACTGTTTATGACCAAAGAGAAGATGGCAGAGGCTTCAATACCTGTGAAGTTGTTTATAACTACAAGGCTCAAAAGTACGAGGTTCTGAATGTAGATACAGAGATAGGCAATAAAGAGATTACAATATTATAAGTTTAACCAGCAGGGCGAAAGCCCTGCGCAATATAGAAGAATATGAAAGAAAATATATTTTTAAAAGCAGTTATAGAAAAACCGTTATTGAATAATGAACCAGAAGTTTTACACCTTTTCGTTCAAATTATCAATGAAATAACTTCTTGTATGTCAGAAGACGAGTTAAGAGGCTGTATGAACTCTTTAATAGTAAGATACCCTTATTTTAAACTGTTTTTCGATTATGGTTTCGGACATAATCATATGTGGGTGAAAGCATCAGGTTCTTTAGAAAGATTGATATTGGTTGAGTTCTAATCCGGTAGCTTTCGAGCTGCCACAATATACACGATTATGAAAGCAGATTTAGTTTTAGTTATCAGCCCTGAAGCCCCACTGATGAAGCAACTGGGCAAAGTGTTAGGTAAGATGGTAACCCCTTATGACTTCTCTACTATAGAGAGGGGTGAAAAGTACATCACCATACAGCATGACGAGACTGGGCTTGTAGTGGCTTATACGAGTGAAAAAAGATTGAATGCAAAACATTAAATATAGTGATTATGAACTCAATAAATGAAAACGGTTGCAGCGTATGCCAACCCGGTAAAGAGAATTATTGTACCTACAACACCAGGTTGAGAGGAAAAAGAGTGAGAATGTACCAGTACGACTACCGTACTGATAGCGGTGAACTTTTTTCTTGTTGTGCGCCTACCTTAGAGGCGTGTAGAGAAAGACGGGATAAATGGCTTAGTTCACGACAATAAGCCGGTTGTCGTGTATAACGATTGAAGATATTTCGTTATCTTTGGTTGTGGTAGTATCTTTGGGGTACTATCGCGGAATGGAGCAGTTGGTTAGCTTACCGCTTTGACTTGGCGGTGGTCACAGGTTCGAGTCCTGTTTCCGCAACTATTGAGTATTAATTTAAATTTGACACGATTATGAACATTCTTACATTAAGTATCAAACAGAAGTATTTCGATGAAATCTTGGCAGGAAAGAAAACCCACGAATACCGTGAAATCAGACCAACTAACGCTAAGAAGTATATCACTTACCTATGTGGCGGCAAAGAATATCCGGCTGATGCAGAACTGCCTGAAGAAGGTGAAATAGAATTAAAGCCTATCAAGTACGATGCAATCAAGCTTCTGACAGGTGCATATACAGGTAAACGTCCTTATATTATCGTTGAAGTGAAAGTAGCAGAAGCAGTTATTCTCACAGATGAAAACGGTAATGATATTGTTTACGAACATCAAGGCGAAGAGTATCTTGCTGCACAAATGGATTATACTTTGGGCAAGATATTAGAGAGACATATAGATTGATTTGTTTAACTTTTAAAATTAAAAAGCAGAGTCGCAAGAAGAATTAACAGAGTAGCCGGGCCTCGCAGAAATATGAACGGTGCAGGGGCTGGTGGTAGATTGGTTGCCAGACGTGGCGGTGAAGCTGGTACATCACAGTTGGGGTCACGCAGACAGCGTTATAGTGACCTTCGTACTTCATTTGGTTTAAGTGGTGGTTAGCTATGAGCAAGGTAGAACAAGCGAACCGGTATATAGACCTCATTCGGGTAAAATCGAATGAGGCTTTACTGTTTTTATCACTTGGCAAAGATTCGCTTGTTCTGCTTGATTTAATCTATCCGAAGTTTGACCGGATTGTTTGTGTGTTCATGTACTTCGTCAAGAAATTGGAGCACATTAACCGATGGATTGGCTGGACTAAAGTCAAATATCCAAAGATTGAGTTTGTGCAAGTGCCTCACTGGAATCTTACTTATATTCTTCGTGGAGGTATGTATTGCGTGCCTAATCCGAAAGTGAAACTATTGAAGTTGGCAGATGTGGTAAAGGCTATGCAGCTTACTTATGGGCTTTATTACACATTTTTAGGCATGAAAAAAGCCGATGGTATGAACCGCAGGCTTATGCTGAAAGGGTATGAGGTAAACGGTTACGAGAATAACGGTATGGTTTATCCTTTGGCTGATTGGACACAAAAGGATATTCTTGCTTATATGAGGCAGCACAATTTACCCGAACCAGTTCGATATTCATTGAAAGCCAGTTCGGGAGTAGGTTTCAATCTTGATTGTATGCTTTGGATGGAGAATAATTACCCACAAGATTTACAGAGAATTTACAAAGTTTTCCCAATGGCTGAAAGGGTGCTTTGGGAGTATAATAATCAACAAAAGCAATAGAAGGAAAGCCGAGTCAGAAGAAAATCAATTGATGATATTGCAGAGCAAAGATACAGACTATCTCGTACTTTAACGGGTAATAGGCTGAACAGAGTAAACTCTATTGCAAGAAAGTATATTCGATACATTGAACGAACCTTTGGGTATAACGAGGGGAAACAACAAGATGGCGCAAGAAAAGTATCTCGAAGAATTTATATGGGTTTAACTAATGGATGATATGGAATTGTCAAAATACATAAAGAGTGAATCGATGGAACTTAATCGTTCTGCCATTCACTTTGCAGATTATAACCCCCGGAAACTTTCCGATGAATCACGTAAGACACTGAAACGTGGCATCAAGAAGTTTGGTTTAGTCGGTGGAATTGTCGTGAACAAGCGTACAGGTCTTACCGTAGTCAGCGGGCACCAGCGTTTGTCTGTCATGGACGAATTGCAAAAGTTTCCCGATAACGACTACCGCATTCGTGTCGATGTCATAGACGTGGACGAGCAGCAGGAAAAGGAGTTAAACATTCTAATGAACAACCCTAATGCACAAGGGACATGGGATTTTGACGCTCTTGCCCGTATTGTTCCTGATATTGACTGGAAAGATGCAGGTCTGACCGATGCAGACTTGAATATGATTGGTGTCGACTATCTTTTGCAGACCGAAGGGGAAAACTCTATTGCGGATGCTTTGTCTGATATGATGACCCCGGTTTCCGAACAGAAAGAAGCCGATAAGGCCGCCAAACAGTTGGAACGTGCCGAAAAGGTAGCCCACATGAAGGAAGTCAAACAACAGGTAAAGGAGAATGCACAGAAACAAGCCGAGAACATGGATGCCTATGTGATGTTGTCCTTCGATACCTATGAAGCTAAAGCCGCTTTCTGCGAAAGGTTCGGGTATGAACCAGATATGAAGTTTATAAAGGGAGAAGTTTTTGATGAACAAGTAGAAAGAATAGATTAATTATTGGGAGGAAAGCTGAGTTAGAAAGAAAACATATAGCCAGTTATATCAGCAGTCCAGACGAATAATGTACAACGCTGGAAGACAATACGGGTTAGGTTCTGCAAGACAAAGAAACATAAGGGATAGAACGAAATCCATAATGGGAAGATATGCTGAGAAGATAGATAGCTATTTCTCAAAAAGAGGAGTTGATGTCTATGGAAACAAGCCAATTTCTCGCCGTGTATATATGGGTAACAATAACGGTTAAAATTATGAGCAATAGTGAATCTCAAAATAGAAAAGGTAAAGGAGGAAGAAAGCCAAAGTTTGACTATACAAGCGAGGACTTTCTTTCTCTCGTGGAATCGTATGCCAAAAAGGGATTCACTGATAAGGAAATTGCCTATGCCATAGGGATTTTACCACAAACTTTCTGCGAAAAGAAAAGTGAGTACACCGAAATATCCGAAGTCTTAGCGCGTGGGCGTGCGACAATCAATGCCACTGTAAGGGCTAAATTCCTTGTAATGGCTCTCGGTGGCATAAAAACCAAAAGCACCGTGGTAAGAAAGCTCCGTGATTCAGAAGGGAATTTGACGGGCGAAGATGAATTACAAGTAAGCGAAAGCGAGTTGGCTCCTAATTTGCAAGCAATGTCCGTTTGGCTGTACCACCATGATGAAGATTGGAGAAAGATTGAGCGCAAACAAGATGAAGACGCTGATATTCCAACAGACATAGAGCATGGCATCAACATTGATTCCTGGATTAAAGACAAGCTGAAATGATAGTACCTCAAGAAATTTACCATCCATTATACGAGGATAAGGAAAAATTTATAATTCTTATCACCGGTGGGCGTGGTAGCGGAAAGTCTTTCAATGCTTCTACCTTTATTGAGCGGTTGACTTTTGAAATGACTCCCGTAGAGAAGATAGTTCATCAGATTCTTTACACCCGTTACACGATGGTTTCTGCCGGTATGTCTATCATCCCCGAAATGATGGAGAAGATAGATTTGGACGGAACCACGAAATATTTCAAGACCACAAAGACGGATATAGTCAATAAGATGACTAAGAGCCGTATCATGTTCCGGGGTATCAAGACTTCTTCCGGGAACCAGACAGCAAAACTGAAATCCATTCAAGGCATTACGACTTTCGTCTGCGATGAAGCGGAAGAGTGGACAAGCGAAGATGAGTTCGACAAGATAATGCTCTCCATTCGCAAGAAGGGTATTCAGAACCGGATTATCATTATAATGAACCCATGCGATTCCAATCACTTCATCTACAAGAAATACATTGAGAAAACTCACAAGCTGGTAGAGATTGACGGTGTGCAGGTTCAGATTTCCACTCATCCGAATGTGCTTCATATTCACACTACCTACTTTGATAACTTGGATAACCTTTCTCCTGAGTTCCTGAGAGAGGTGGAAGATATGAAGGTGAGTAATCCTGAAAAGTATGCTCATGTGGTTATCGGTCGCTGGGCTGACGTTGCAGAAGGTGCTGTGTTCAAGAAGTGGGGAATTGTTGACGAGTTCCCGGCTTGGGCAAAGAAAATTGCTTTCGGGCAAGACTTCGGTTATACGCATGACCCGTCTGCTTCCATTCGTTGTGGTATCGTTGATAACGCCCTTTACTTGGATGAAGTGGATTACCGTACTGGATTGCTTTCTTCTGACATCATCAAGACTCTTCGCCCGTGGGGATTGAAAGTCATTGCTGACAGCGCAGATCCACGTTTGATTCAAGAGATACACAACGGAGGAATCAAGATATATGCCGTAGAGAAAGGTGCAGGCTCTATCAATGCCGGAATTGACAAAATGAAAGATATGGAGATTTATATAACCAAACGCTCGTACAACTTACAAAGCGAGTTCAGAAAGTATGTTTGGGCAAAGGATAAGGACGGGAACTATATCAACGAACCGGAAGACCATGACAATCACGGAATAGATGCTGTACGTTACTATGTATTGGGTGAGCTTCTTGGTAAGATTCAGAAGCCGAAAGATTTAACAGGAATATTCACACACTAAAAATATAAGCTATGCCATTGAATTTAGAAGAAATATTAGCATTGCCCGATATCGGGCAGAAGATAAACTATCTGAAGAAAGGTAGGAAAACTGAACTTCCCGACCGTTGCAAACTTTGGGATGATTGGAATCCGGAACGCCATGAAATCATGGTTGACGAAAAGAAATATCCGGACAGAAAGGTTCTTGAAAAAGAAGCAGAGAAGCACTTCGATGAAAAAACGGGTAAGACTTATGAAATCGAAGCAAAGTATAAGACTGAACCGGTGAACCGTATCTCCATTCCATTGGAACAAGATATAGTGAATATTCAAACAGCTTTCACGGTCGGCACAGAACCGTCTATGGATTGCACTCCGACTGATGATGATGAAAAGAAGCTGCTGGATGCGGTCAAAGCTGTATTCAAGTCCAACAAAATCAAATATCAGAACAAGAAGATTGTCCGTGCCTGGCTCTCCGAACAGGAAGCGGCAGAATATTGGTATGTTACCGATGATGATTCGTTTTGGGCAAAGTTTTGGAAGAAAATAAAGACTACCTTCGGGGGGAAGGTAAAACCCACCAAGAAACTGAAAAGCGTGTTATGGTCTCCATTCAGAGGTGATAAGCTATACCCGTTCTTTAACGACGAAGGTAAAATGATTGCTTTCTCACGTGAGTACAAGAAGAAGCTCATGGATGATTCGGAGGTCATCTGCTTTATGACTATCACGGACAAAATGGTTTATCAATGGGATTTGTCTAAAGGGTATGAAGAAAGAACGCCTTTTGCTCATGGATTCCCAAAACTACCGGTTCTCTATGCTTATCGTCCAGAACCTTATTGCAAGAAGATAAAGACATTCCGTGTCCGGCTGGAAAAACTGTTATCCAATTATGCTGATTGCATCGATTATCATTTCTTCCCATTGCTGAAGCTAATTGGAGATGTAGAGGGTTTCATGGGTAAGGTTAAGGATAGAATGGTCAAACTTACAGGTGAAGGTGCGGATGCTCAATATCTGACATGGAACCAAGTTCCGGATACGGTACGTTTTGAAGCAGAAACACTCACCAATATGGCTTATGATATGTCAAACACTCCAAGAATATCCTTTGAGACGTTGAAGGGGGTAGGCAAAGCATCAGGGACCGCTTTCCGCTTTATGTTCATGGGCGCACATATGGCGGTAGAAAATCACGGTGAGGCTATCGGTGAGTTCTTGCAGCGGAGAGTAAATTTTATTGTTTCCGCTTTAGGCTCTATCAATCCAACCGAGTTTAGCAAGGCATCGCAAACCATTGACATAGAGACAGAACTGGTTCCATATATGATTGATGATTTGAATGATAAGGTGACTACTGCGGTTTCCGCTGTCAGTGGTGGCATCTGGTCAACGCGTGAGGGAATCATGTTTGCCGGGAATGCTGATAGGGTAGAAGAGGAGCTTGCAGAAATCAAGG